AGTTGTCAAAACAGTTATGACAGTAAGCTTGCAAAGGACTGTCAAGGTTATTATTTTTGCTGCTATAATAAAGGTCAAATGGTAGACCATGAAGACTGTAAGAAATGCAAAGAATTTCAATATAGAGAGGTGTAAATTATGATAATATCAAGTGAAGACTCTGATAGAGGATATGTAGAAGAGATTTTTAACCAATTAGAGAACAATCCATTATACAAATATGAGATGTATGTAGTTGAGCAGAAGGAAAATGGAGATTATACGCACATATCTATTGCAATTGATAGGATAGATGAAAAAGAGGAAGAATATAGAAGATGAAGAATAAGTTTAGAAAAGGCGATAGGGTAAGAGTGCCAATGCTGAATAATGCAACAGGCAAAATAATAGAAATATACACATTTGTAGACCCTAGCCTTAAAAATATGGTTAAATTTGATGCTCCGTATTTATCTACAGCGGGCTATGGAGATGATGAATTAGAGTTAATTGAAGGAGTACAACCGATGAAAGACGATGAATGGATTGATGAACAAAAGAAGTTACATAAGAGAGAAGACAAATTAATGCAAATATTTGACCATTTTGGAGCAACGAATCAAGCTGAAAAGCTGATGGAAGAGGCAGCAGAGTTAAGAGTAGAGATAATAGAAGATAATTATTTAGGGATAATAGAGGAACTAGCAGATGTAGAGGTCCTATTAGACCAAATTAAGGTTAAATATGAGATATGTCCTGAAGAAACTGAGTCGATAAAGAAAGAAAAGATAGATAGAACATTAAAGAGAATTAAAGATGGTTATTACGACGAAAACAGATAGGAGAAAAAATGTCTGACAACAAAAGCAAGAGAGAAGAGCTAGAGAGAATATATGGAGCAGGAAGTATGTTCCAAAAGGCTAGAACAGAAGAATACATTGAAACATTGCCAAGGATAAAAGGAATAAAACAATTCATAAAAGAAAAACACTACTCGGGCAAAATATTAAAGCAATTAAGAAAACAAATGCAATACCACCATATGAAGCACAAATCAGAGGGTGGTAAGACTACGCTAGAAAACGGAGCTGTAGTAGATGCGGTAGAACATCCATATATGCACTCGTTACCTAGAGAGTACGAAGAAGTAATAAATAATCACATAAGGCAGTGGAAGATGGATGTATTAACTTTTACCACAGACAAGGTTATTGACTCTGCAGAGATTACTGCAGAGCACTGCAGAGATGATGCAGAGTTTATAGAAATACCCGTTTGTGAATATTACAAGTTTAGTAAAAAGCAATTACGCAGAATGAGAAGAAGGCAAGAGAAGAGAGAGTTAAGAGAAAAACTAAAGGAGTTAGAAGATAGATGAGTAAAATATACATAAACCCCAATATACTTGATGAGGGTAATCAAATGGAATTGATTGAAGATAATGAAGATGAATTAAAAAGAATTGTAAGATGTAACAATTGTGGAAAGCCAACAGAATATGGAGAAACAAGAATGATTTGCGGGTTTGTTGGCTGTGATAATAAAATTAATGTAAATGGAAAAGAAATTGAATGTTATTTTGATGATTTAATGCCAAGAGTAAAAGAATACCATGATAGTACTGATATTGATAAACAAATGCAATATAGAACAGGAAAACTTTATAGATGGAGAGATGGAATATAAAGTTAATGGATGAAGAAGAATTAATTGAAAATGAAGAAGAGTTTTTAGATAGATGCTATGATGCTATGAAAAAATTAATTTCAGAGCTAGATAAACTTGAATTTAGAAGTCTTGAAAAAGCACAATGTATTTCAAAAGCACTTGAATTAGCCTTTTGGATAAAGCAATATCAATATGAAAAAGGAAAGGCAGAGGAACTGGGAGATGATTACGAAGTATAAGATATTTTATGAAGCGGATGGCGAAATTATAGAAAAAGAAGTAGATGAAAAAGAGTTGCAGGAGTTTTTAGGTAGTTTAGAACCTAAAAATGAAAGTAGTTTAAAAGTAAAACAAGTGAAAGAGGCAGAAAGATGAGTAAAAGTGATGAGATGTTTGAGAAATTAGGTTATATAAAACAAGAAGGATTAAGAGAAATAAGTTATATATATGGTAGTGATTAAATAATCTTTTATAAAGATTATAAATGGCTTAGTTGTTCGAAGTGTGAAGAAATTGATTATATAAATATACCAGAACTACAAGCAATAAATGAAAAATGTAAAGAATTGGGGTGGTTAGATGAGTGAAGAAAGTGAAGGAGGAAGAAAGATGAGTGAAATAAAAGTGGGAGATTATGTAAGAACTAAAGATGGAAGAATTGAAAAAATTAAAGAAAAAAATAAATATGGTATAGTAATAAAACACAAAGATACCAACGATACATTTTCAGAAGGAATAAATTGGTATGCAGAAAGTGGTAGAGAGATAAACAAAGAAGATATTATAAAACATAGTTCTAACATAATAGATTTAATAGAAATACGGAGATTATGTGAATGGAAGTAAAGTAATTGAAGCAGATGATTGCGAAGGAGCAATGAAAGAAATATATATTGAAGGAGAAAATCCTGATGAAGATTGTGGAATGTTTTTTGAAACGATTAAATCAATAGTAACTAAAGAACAATTCAAAGAAATGGAGTATAAAATAAATGAGTAAAGCTGATAAGATGTTTGAAGAGTTAGGATTTAGAAAAGAAGAAAGAAAATATGCAGAAGTATTTATAGATGAAAAAATTCAAATAGGACAAATACGGATTTAATAAAGAAACAAAAGTGATTTATCCTGATATAAATTTTATTAATACTCAAATTTTACAATGTATTAATGAAAAAGTAAAGGAGTTAGGTTGGTATGAATAAAGAAGAAAAAGAAGCAGAAGACGATATTTTGTTTGATATAGATATGCAATTATATGATGAATTTAACGATAAAATAGCCACAATGAATGACTATTTAGGAGATATTTATTCTCTCAGAGATATTGAAGAAGTAGAAAATGATAAAAGAGAAAAAGAAATAAGATTATTAAGAATAGCAATTGCTAAACTACAAGAAGAGATAGAAAGGTTGAAAAAGAAAAATAAAAGGTATGAAAAAATAATTGAACATAAAGAAGAAAAATGTGAAGAACTTTTGGAATTTGTAGAAACGGAAAAAGAAAATGATTATGTCAGCAAAGATAAAATAAGAGAAAAAATAAAAGAATTAGAAAATAATAAAAAGATACAATTATATAACAAACCATCAGTAGTGAAACAAATATGTTTGGCTAATTTCAGAGAATTATTAGAGGAGTAAAAGATGAAACAAAAAATAATTTTAGATGGAGATATTTTATACAAAGATGGACGAGAAATAAAACTATCATATATTCAACAAAGAATATTGCATACTTTAAAAGACAACTTATTGCATAGTCATATTGAATTAATTAGAAATGCAAATATATGCAGAGGATTAAGAGAAGCGGACTCATTAAGACAACATATTTTAAGAATAAACACATTAACTAGATTAAAGATAAGACCCTTAAAAGGAGCAGGTTATCATCTAGAAAATAAAATATTTGTGGTAAATTAATTTGCTATATAAAATTAATAATGTTATAATAAAAATAAATGAAAAGTTTTAGTTTATTTTATAAAGAAGTCGAAGGAAACGAAGGAAATAAATGTAAATACACAACAAGGCTTGACACTTATGGTTGTGGCTGTCAACACGATTGTAAGTATTGCTATGCCAAAAGCTTATTAGATTTCAGAGGGCTTTGGAACTCACAAAAACCAGTAGTTGGTAATATGAAACAGATAAGAAATGCTGTTATAAGAGCCAAAAAATCTAAAGTTGACATAGTAAGATTGGGCGGAATGACTGATTGCTTTCAACCATTAGAAAAAAAGTATAGAGCCACTTATCAAACAATAAAAATGCTAAACAAATATAGAATAGGTTATTTGATAGTTACTAAAAGCCATATAGTAGCAGATGAAGAATACTTAAAAATATATGATAAAGATTTGGCACATTTTCAAATTACTACTACTTGTTTAGATGATGACCTTTATAAGAAATTAGATTATGAAAAAGCAAGTTTGCCCAGTCAAAGAATTGAAGCAATAAAAAAGTTACAAGATAATGGCTTTGATGTAGCAATAAGATTAAGCCCTTTGATTGAAGGATTTATAAATTTTGACAAACTTAATTCGTTAGGAATACAAAAAGCACAAGTGGAATTTTTAAGAGTAAACCATTGGATTAAGAAATGGTTTAATATTGCATATAATAATTATACAGTCAAGCAAAGTGGTTACGAGCATTTACCTTTAGAAGAAAAGAAGAGAATAATAAGTAAAATAAAAATTCCAACAATTAGTGTTTGCGAAGATGAAGATAATGCTTATGAATATTGGAAAGAAAATTTTAATCCTAACAAAGATGATTGTTGTAATTTAAGGAGATAATATGCCAGTAAGAAAAGTAAAAGGCGGTTATAAGTGGGGCAGCAAAGGAAAAACTTATAAAAATAAAAAGAAAGCATTAAAACAGGGTAGAGCAATTATTTTAAGTAAAAAAAGGAGAAAAGGGTGGAAATAATAAATAAAAAAATAGAAGATTTAAAACCATATGAAAATAATCCCAGATTTAATGACGATGCAGTAGAATATGTAGCGAAATCAATAAAAGAATTTGGCTTTAAAGTGCCAATGATTATTGATAAAGATAATGTTATAGTAGCAGGACATACACGTTACAAAGCCGCAATGGAGCTAGGATTAAAAGAAGTGCCTTGTATTGTTGCTGATGATTTAACACCGGAGCAAGTCAAGGCTTTTAGATTAGCTGATAACAAGGTTAGTGATTATTCTATTTGGAATAATGTGGCTTTACTAGAAGAATTAGACGCTTTAAAAGACCTTGACATCTTTACTGGATTTGATGAAAGCGATAATTTTGAAGATATTTTAGATGAAACCGATACTGCTATTTTGGGAGATGAAGAACAATTATATAAGATTATAGTAAAATCAGCAAAGAAAGAAGATATTGACAAAGTAAGACAATTTTGCGAGGATAATAACATTGGTTATGAATAAAGATGTGTTAGTTGTAGAAATATCAGGCAAAAGACCTGGTAATTTTAAAGACAGACCAACTGAAAAATACAAATGTAATTACGACCATTTAATAATAAGCAACAATAGTGAGGGTTATGACACTAAATGGGAAATAGTAAATGTGCCAAGTGATTATGAAAAATGGTATAAAGAGAATTATTTAGTAGATGAGAAAGCTTATTATGCACCAATGAATAGAAGTTATGCCATAAAATATGCTAAAGAACACGGTTACAAATATCTAGTACAATTAGATGACAATATAACCAATTTAAGAATACAATATAAATTAGGAGATAAAATAATAAGAGGAAAAGTGAACGCAGAAGATGCTTTAAATGATTATGTTAAGGCACTCGTATTAGCATTAGAAAGTACAAATGCAGGTATGAGTGGATGTGATATGATGGGTGCAAGTATGCCTAGTCAAAATTATTTAAGAGAAAGATATTGTTACTCTATATTTTGTTTAAAATTAGATATATGCCCAGACCACTTTCAAGGCGGATTTGAAGACGATGTTGAATTCAGATTAAAATTAATGCAAAAAGGAATACCTACAATTCAAATAGTACCATTAGCTTATGGTAAAACAGGACAAGGTAATAATAAAGATTTGACAGGATGTAGAAAAGCCTATGCAGAAGTTGGAGTTTTAAGAGGGAGCAATATGAGCAAATTATATGGCAATTTATATAGTGCTGGTTTAACTAATAAAGACCATAGTTTAGCAAATTCTATAAAAAGAGATTATAAAATATTTAAGCATAAATTGAAAACATTTAAAATTGGGATTATAATTAAAAATAAAGATAAAAAGAAAGAATTGGATGAACATATTAAATATATGATAGATAAATATGTAATTAATAAATAAAAATTAAAGGGGTTTAATAATAACGGTGGGTAGACCAAAATTTAAAATTGATTATGAAGTAGTTAGAAAATTAGCAAGTATTATGTGTACCGAAAAAGAAATAGCAAGTTTTTTGGGTTGTGATGAAAGAACATTGCAAAGAGATGAAGAATTTTGTCGTGTCTTTAAAGAAGGAAAAGAAACAGGCAAAATGAGTTTAAGAAGAATGCAATGGAAACTTGCTGAAAAAAGCTATGCCATGGCTATTTTTTTAGGAAAAAATTATTTGGGACAAAAAGATGTGTTTGAAGAAAAGCATGAAGTAAATAACGGAATAATAAATGAATTAATAGGAGCTATGAATAATGCCAAAGAAACTAAGTGATATGCTAAATACCAAGCAACAAAAATTTTTATTTAGCAAACATAAAAGAATAAACTTATTATCTGGCAGTGTTAGAAGTGGCAAAACTTATATTTCACTACTTGTATGGGCAATATTTGTTGGAGCAATGCCTATAAGTAGTGAATTTTTAATGGTTGGGAAAACTATTACTTCGTTAAAAAGGAATTGCTTAGGATTATTACAAGATTTGGTGGGAGATAACTTCAGCTATTCATTAAGTACAAAAACAGCAATGTTATTTGGAAGAACAATATGGCTAGAAGGAGCTAATGATATAAAAGCAGAAAGCAAAATAAGGGGTATGACACTAGCTGGAGCTTATGTTGATGAGTTAACACAAATACCAGAAGACTTTTATAAAATGCTTTTATCAAGATTAAGTGTCAAGAATGCTAAACTATTTGCTACGACAAACCCTGATACACCTACACATTGGGTAAAGACTGAAATAATAGACAATGATGAAATAGATAAAGCTGTGTGGCACTTTACTTTTGATGACAATGAAATACTAAAGAAAGAAAATGAGGAATACTTTGAAAACTTAAAAAAAGAATATAAAAGTATGGGTGATGTTTATTACGATAGATTTATCTTGGGTTTATGGGTATTAGCGGAAGGATTGATATACCAGCAATTTGCTAATAATACTGAAATGTTTATAAAAGATGAACCGTTAGATGAAAATGGAAACAGAATAAACTTTATGTTAATTACTATAGGAATAGACTACGGAGCAACAAGAGGCGAAACAGAATTTAAAGCCACTGGAATAACACATCAATTCAAGGAAGTTTGGACAATAGACGAAGAAAAGTTAGAAGGCATACACAGCCCAGAGGAAATGTACGAGGCTTTTATAAGATTTTACAGACGAGTAGTACAAAACTATGGAAAAGTAAATTATTGTTTTGCTGATTATGGAGCTTTAGGACAAGTATTAACATTTGGTATGAACAAATATCTAGCTCAAAATAAAATACCATTAGTAGCACAGGATTGCATAAAAGGGCAAATTAATGATAGAATATATTTAGACCAGTTATTATTTGCACAACATAGAAGATTTATACTAAAGAAATGCAAATATCTTATAGAAGCTTATAAGTTAGCTGTATGGGATGACAAAAGAGAAAACGAAAGATTAGATGACGGAACAACACCAATAGATGACTTGGATGCTAGTGAATATTCAATGTTCCCTTTTTATGACAAATTAATAATGAACGCAAGAAATAACTTTAAAGGAGAGTAAAAATGACGTTAGAAAAATTTTTACAAGACAATTACAATTACAACCCTGATGTTAAAGATGCCATAAAGTCTTACATAACTTTATGGAAAGGATTGTATGCAGGCAATGTAAAAAACTTTCACAATTACACCATTTATAATGGACAAAAAAGAGTTAAAAAGCAAAGATACACTCTAAATATGGCAAAAGAAATAAGCGAAGATTGGAGCGATACTTTATGGAGCGAAAAGTGTGAAATATCAGTAGCTAATGAGAAAAGCCAATCTCAATTCGAGGATTTGGTAGATGAAATTGACTTATGGAAGATAATCAACAATGCACTAGAAAAATCCGGAGCAGTAGGAACAAGTGCAGCGGTTGTTAGTGTTCATAATATAATAGCCAATGAAGACACAATGGTATTAGATGTAAGCAATGCAAATGTTAGAATAGATATAGTTGATGTTGATTGGATTTTTCCATTAAGTTGGAACAGCAATAAAGTAACGGAATGTGCATTTGGAAGTATTGAGTATATAAACGGACAGAAATATATTGTTTTATCAGTACACAAATTAGACAATAATAAACAATATGTTATATATAACCATATATTTAGAGTAAATAATAATAATGTAACTGAAATAAAACTAGAGGACACAATAAAAGAATTTGAGACAAAATCAGATATTCCTTGGTTTAGTGTATTTGAGCCACCACTTACTAATAACTTATTTCAAAATAGTCCTTTTGGAATACCATATATTGCAAATGCAATAGATGTATTAAAAACAGTAGATATAGATTTTGACGCATTTAAGAATGAGGTAAAAGACGGACAAAAAAGAACTTTTGTTAGAGCTGATATGTTAAGCTATGATAGTGGTGAAGAAAGGTTAACATTTGACCCGGAAGATACAAATATATATGTATTACCTAAAGGAGCAACAAAAGAGGATTTAATACAAAATGATACAGACGCATTAAGAGTAAATGACCAGATACAAGCATTAAATACTTCTCTTAATATACTTGGAACTAAAGTAGGATTTGGAGAAAACCATTATCATTTTGACGGACAAACTTTAAATACAGCAACATCAGTAATTAGCTCTAATAGTAAAATGTTTAGAAGGAAGAAGAAACTAGAGATAGGATTTGAAAGTGCTATATATGATTTAGTAATGGCTGTTTGTTATGCCGCAACGGCTTATGGCACTTATAATATTGATACAAATGGCCTTGTAATACAATTCGATGACAGTATTATAGAAGATAAAGAGGCTGAAAGTAATAGAGCTTTAAGAGAATATAATGCAGGGTTAATTAGTGCTGTTGAATATAGAGAAAGAGTATTTGGAGAAACAGAAAAAGTAGCGACACAAGCATTAGAGAAGATAAAAGAGGCAGAGCCAACCACAGAGGAGTTAATGAACGAATAATATGTTAAGTGAGAAAGTTAAAGAAAGACTTGCCGAAACTCTAGTAGATAGAATAGAGGAACTTAACACAACGATATTAGAAGAAATAGGCAAGTCGATAAAGAAAGTTGGAAAATTATCAACCACTCAAGCTTATGCAATTTTACAAGAATTAAGATATGGTAGCAGCTACAGAAGAATAATGACTAAATTAAAACAAGTAACCAATTTAAATGAAAAGCAGATATATGAAATATTTGAGGAAGTAGCTAAACAAGACCAGAATTTTGCCAAACAATTCTATAAGTTTAAAAGAATAAAATTTATTCCTTATGAAGAAAATGAAATATTAAAAAGACAAGTAAATGCTCTAGCAAAAATAACAGCTAATACTTATGTTAATATGATACAATCAAGTGCATTTATGACAATAGAAAATGGAAAGCAAGTATTTACACCTCTATCTAAAATATATCAGCACGTAGTAGATAATGCTGTTTTAAGTTTAAGTCAAGGTAGAGAAAGCTACGATACAATAATGCGCAAAACAATGAGGCAATTAGCAAATAATGGCATAAGAACAGTAGATTATGCAAGCAATACCCATAGAAGGCTCGACAGTGCCGTTAGAATGAATTTGCTAGATGGAATGAGGAATTTATCAAACGAGTTACAAAAATCGCTAGGAAACGAATTTGGAGCGGATGGTGTAGAAATAACAGTGCATTCATACCCAGCACCAGACCACGCAGATATACAAGGGCGACAATTTAGCAACGAAGAATATGAAAAACTACAAAATCATGATATAGCAGTAGATTATCAAGGGCAAAAATATGACGGAGCTGATAAGAGAAAAATAAGCGAATACAATTGTTATCATACGATATTTAGTATAGTGTTAGGTGTAAGTAAGCCTATTTATTCTAATAAAGAGCTAAAGCAAATACAAAAAGAAAACAAAGATGGCTTTAATTTTGAAGGAAAGCATTACACTTTATACGAAGGTACACAACTTCAAAGACAAATAGAAACAAAAGTAAGAACTTTAAAAGATAGACAAATAGCGGCTGTTTCAATGGGCGATTTAGACGAAGTAGGAAATTGTCAAAGAAAGATAACACAATTAACGCATAAGTATCAAGAGTTATGCAACAAGAGCGGTTTATTACCTAAAAATATAAGAATGCAAGTAAGCGGCTATAGAAGAAGAAAAGTTGCTTAAATGGAGTAGAGTATGAAAATAGCAATAGACGATTTAAAAGGAATATCTAAATTAAAAGGGCATGAGCTCATATATGTATTTGATAAAGACACGGAATTAGACAAATTATTAGAAACAAAGCTGCATTGTATTAGATACGATAAAGTAGAAAGTGTTAATATCAATTTAACTAAATATGATATACCTTGCAAAAAGAAAACAACAATAGACGATAAAAGCCTTTTAGATATACCTAAAGTCAAACAAAATAAGTATGCAATCATAATACCAAATTATAATAACGGCCAATGGTTAGAAAAATGTATAGGAAGTGTAATTAATCAATCTTACAAGAACTTTGAAATAGTATTTGTAGACGATATGAGTAAAGATAATTCTATTAACATTGTTAAAACCTTTAAAGACGATAGAATACATATAATACAAAATAAGCGCAAAAGATATAACGGTGGCTCTAGAAATGCCGGAATAGATTATGCTTTAAATAATTTAGATTTTGATTATTTTTGCTTTTTAGATAGCGATGATTGGTGGATTGACAATACTGTATTAGAAGATATAAATCAAGAAATAGAAGATAACGAATTGCTAATACTAGGAGCGGAAATGCTATTTGAAAACCAAGTAACTTTTAAAACCTTAAACCATTTTAAAAACTATGAGGAGTTCTTTATAGCAGACGGAGCAAAGACAATTTGGTGTACCGCTTGGTGTAGAGTAATAAGAAAAGACAAGATACAATATTTTTGTGAAGATACTTTAATGGAAGATAGAGTATGGAGTTATAAAATAGCAGATAATGTCAACTTTTCAAAAGTAAAGAATATAGAAAGAATTTGCTACATATGGAATAGAATGAATAAAAAGAACAGTGTAACGCAAATAAGAAATGGAATATGGAATGCAAGTGCTTGGTGTCATATAGGACATTGCTTACAATTTATGTCACAAATTAAACATAAAGAAATGATACCTTTATTACAAAAAAGAGTAGATGTGTGCAAAGAAAAACTAGCTAATAATATATACACTCAATTTTAAGGAGTTAAAATGATAAAAGTAAGTGTAATTATACCTGTTTATAATCAAGAAGAATTAATTATAAAAGCATTAGAAAGCATACCTTTAAGAGAAGATGTTGAAATAATAGTAATAGATGATGGTTCTACAGACAAGACACAATCAAATGTTATTGAATGGGTAACAAAAAACCATAGACCGAACGTAACCGTATTTGACAATTTAGAAAATAGAGGAGTAGCATATTCAGTAAATAGAGGTTATGATTTTGCGATTGGCGAATATATGGTATTATTAGGAAGTGATGATTATTTTTACACAGCAGGTTTTGAAGAAGCTATGAAACAATTAGATGGAACTGATTTTGTTTTTTTTCAAACAAGCCAAAACAATGGAATAGTAGAACTAAATGAGCATAACAAATGCGGAAGTTTTAAGTTCATGAGGCGAGAGTTTATGAAAGACTTTAGAAACGATGAATTTAGACTAGCTGGAGAAGATTACCATTTATGGAAAAAAATATTAAAACATAAACCAACGATAAAGATTTTAGATTTAGTTGTAAAGCATTATAATTACCCACGAGAAGGAAGTTTGAATTGGAAATTAAATAATGGTATAATAGATTTAGAAAGTGGAAAAGAAATATGATAATTGCAATGTGCTGCACCAAGAATTGGTATAAGTATTTGCCAACAGTATTATATTCACTATTTAAGAATAATAAAGTAGATAAATTGTATTTATTCACAGAAGATGATAACGTGCCAAATGTATCTAACAAGGCAATACGTTT